CATTAGGAGCCCACAATGGCTGCTTCTCTCGAAAACTATTCCGGCGGTACATTCCTGTCGGATCTCGTCGCACGTCCCGAGTTCCTTGCTTACACCAGCGAGGGCATCTTCGAGCAATCGAAGTGGATCCAAAGCGGCATCATCCAACGCAACGCTGCCCTGGACGCCCGTAGCGGCGGCACCCGGGTGCGCGTGCCCTTCTTTGATCCCATCAACCCGACCGAAGAGCAAATCCTCTCCTCGGCTGCCTGGGGCACCAGCGGTCTCGGCTATCTGACCCCTCAGAAGTCGACCGCCGACGAGCAGATCATGACGATTCTGCATCGTGGTTTTGCCTACGCCGCCGACGACCTCAGCAAGCTGGGTTCTGGCGCCGATCCTCTGGCCCACGTCCGCAACCAGCTGACCGCCGCCATCAACAAGCTGAAGACCTCCACCCTGAAGTCCCAACTGCTGGGTCTGTTCGGTGGTATTTCTGCTGCTGGCGTGCTCGGCCCCAACCAGGTGGACGCCACCGGCACCACCACCGCCACCGAGGCGAACTACATCTCGGTCGCCAACGTCATCAAAACCAAGAACAAGCTGGGTGAGCGCGGCGAGGAGCTTGACTCCATCGCCATGCACTCCGCTGTGGCTTACTACCTGCAGCAAGTCGGGATGCTGACCTTCAGCACCTCCTCGCTGGCCGCAGCTGGTGCCGTGACCTGGGGTGGCGGTGGCGTGGGTATCACCCAGCCTGAAGTCGCCTACTTCGCCGGTCTCCGCGTGGTGATCGACGACCAGCTGACCTACCTGACCGGTGGTACCGCCACCCACCTGGTGAAGTACCCGGTGTACCTGTTCAAGTCCGGCGTGGTGTCTGAGGGCATCCAGCAGGACCTGCGCCTGGCCGCCGACCGCAACATCCTGTCCATGCAGGACGTGATCGCCGTGGATTACCACTACGGCTTCCACATCACCGGTACCAAGTGGGCCAGCGGCACCGACAACCCCACCAACGCCACGCTGACCACCGTGGGCAACTGGAACCTGGTGTTCTCCACCACCAAGCAGGTGCCTGTGGCCCGTCTGCTGGTCAACACCCCCTTCGACGTCACCGTCTACTGATAGGCAGTGACCAAAAGGAAAGGGGCTCTTCGGAGCCCCTTTTTTCTTACTCGTCGATACCCAACCGCATCTTTTCTTGTCGGGCAAAACCCTCAACCGAGTCAATCACCATCTTGTACGACTGGAGAATCGCCTGATTCACCAGCACATACGAGACCTGCAACTTCTCGCAAATCTCAAGACCATTAACCCCAGCCTCCTGGAGCGCCTTGATCTCTTTGGCAACAACGCCCCAGTCACGAACTTTGCTGAAGTCATAAGCCTCAGCAACCTTGGTCTCCTTGACCTCTTGCGGTTCTAGGCTGGCTTCTGCAGCAGCTTTACGCGGAGTCATGAAAGTAGTCCGGCTTTTCGTACTACAGGATAACTGCCGCTCGTTTATTGATGTCCCATACGGCCAACACACCGAAATCCAAGCCGACCTTGAAATGCAAGGCGCAAACGTTTATCACGCCGCTCTACTGAGCAGTCCACCCAAGCGAAGACCTCGCTGGAGCGAGGCTACACTTAGACAAAGGATGTATTAAACCGTGCCAGCCGCGATCGACGCCACTTTGAGCGGGGCTTCGGCCAACTCGTACGTGACGCTGGCGGCGGCCAACACCTATTTCGAGACGGTCCCCAACAGCAGCACGTGGACCGATAAAACCGACGATCAGAAAAACCGCGCCTTGATCTCGGCCACCCGCTGGATCGACGCCCTGAGCTTCTACGGTGATCGCTGCACCACGACCCAAGCACTCAAGTGGCCACGTGAGGACTACACGGTCGACGGCATCGACCTGGCCTGCACACTCATCCCGGACGGCATTAAAACCGCCACCTACGAGCTGGCACGCGCTCTCGCCAACGACACCGACGCCATCACTGGCACCACCGGCACCACAGGCATCTACGACGAAGTGGAACTGGGCGAACTCCGGGTCAAGTACAACAAAACCAGCCAAACCAGCGGCGTCATCAACAACGTCTTTGACGTCTACCCCTGGCTCCAGACCTACCTAGGCCCCTACTGCATGGGTGGTGCGGCCAACTACGCCGTCCGCCTGTTCCGAGGCTGACATGGGCCTGATCGACGACACATTCGCCTCCATCCCCACCGGCATCCTTGCCGACTGGGGCCAAACCATCACGTACATCAAAACCGCCACACCCCGCACCTACGATCCCACCACCGGCAACGTCACTGGCGCCGACACCAACGTCACGCTGAAAGGCGTCATCACACGCCTTACGCCCCGCGAATCCGAGGGCCTGTACCAAACCACCGACCTTAAGGTGATCATCGGCAACAGCGAGCTTGGAACGTATTACCCAACCGAAGCCGACCGCATCCAGTACACCCAGGCTGGCGTCACCCGCGAGGCCAAGATCATCTCGATCACCAGCTACCGCGGCGACAATCCCGTCATGCACACCCTGATCGTGAGGCCCCAGTAATGGCCCGTAACGATCTCCAAAAGTTGGCCGAAAACCTGGATCGTTTAGCAACAGCTGCGTTTAGTCGTGGTCCCGCTCGCGCTGCCGAACAAGTAGTTGCCGATCTACAAAAAGCCGGCCCCCAATGGACCGGTCGGTTTGCCAATTCCTGGGTCATCGCATCAGGCAGCCGCCAAACAGAAGGCAGCGGCAATGCTGGCGCTGCTGTACGTCTCAGCGCCCCACTTCTTACCGGCCGCGAACTACTCTTCAAACCCGAAATTAAGTACACCATCTTTAATAAATCACCCTATGCCGACTATGCCCAAGACATCAAAGAAGGATATTTTTGGCCGCCAAAAGATGCTCAAGATCCAATCGGCAAAAACATTACCTATGGAGGCCGTGTAAACCCCAGTCGCCGTGGCGAGTTAAGCGGAGCTGGAGGTGGACGATCTACCGCTCCTCTTGACTGGTTCGCTACCTATGTGAACGGCGGAAAATTTGAAAAGACAGTCCAACTAGCGTGGCTTGGAGAGCTACCTAAAACACTATGAATTACCAAGCCATCCGCGCTGCTGTCGAAAATCCGCTACTTACAGCATTTGGTGCACTGGTGCCAGCCGTGCCTGTGTATTTCGACAACATCACGGCCGTCCCACCCAATACAACGACCGAATACGTCCGCGTCAACGTCACTTTCGGCATCACCAACGAGCCTACGCTGACCTCCAGCGTCGACAATGCCCGCGGGGCGATAATCATTCGCATTTTCACCGAGAAGGGCAAAGGTCCCGCCCGCAACCAAACATTGCTCACAACCGCCGTCGGCGTACTGGAAACACTCAACAATTCCACCAAGGGCACCAGCGGCGTGTACTTCAAGGTGGGTGAAATCAACGGCCCTACATTCTCTGCAACTGAAGAAGCACCCCATTTTGTGGGGCGGATTGATACTTCCTATGTCGCCACTGTGCTGTCGTAGGTAATGTTTATTACAGGCGCTAACCTGTAATAAGCCGGGCAGTGCCCGCCCCGTAACAACATCCTGGTACGCCAATGGCCACCACCGTTCTGTCCGGCACGTCCGGCGCTCTTTACTACAAGCCCGCTGGCACCACCGGCTCGTTCGGTGAGTCTGGCGTGAATACTGGCACCGACACCATCACCGTCGAGACCTACCTGAACCTGAAGGTGGGTGACCCGGTGAAATTCAGCGTGATCAACAGCCAAACCGGCGGCTCCGGCAGCGGCACCCTGCCGGCCCCTCTGTCTGGTGCAACCACCTACTACGTAATTGCCTACACGGCTTCCACTGGTGCACTGCAGGTGTCTACCACCGCTGGTGGCACTGCTGTTGACCTGACCGATGACGGCACCGCCGTTGCCCCCAACGAATTCCAAGTCGCTTACGCCGACTTCGTGGCCGTAGGCCAAGTCCGCGACTGGAGTTTCGAAATTACCCGTGCTGAGATTGATGTCACCACCATCGGTCAAAGCCAAGGTCAATATGTGCCGTTCCGCAGCTACATCGCCGGCTTCGGCGATGGCACCGGTACCGCCACCGTGTACATGACCAACGAGAACGCTTCGATGTCCAACCGGATGATCGAAGACGTGCTCCAGCGCCAACAAACCGGCGCTGCCTTCAAGCTGTACATCGACCGCGTGTACAGCGGCGGCAACGTGAGCGAAAGCCTGAGCCGCTCGATCAGCTTTGACGCCACGCTGACCTCGGCCAGCATGAACGTCAACCCCGACGACGCCCAGTCCGTGACGGTGAACTTCCGCCCCGCCGCCACCCCGACCTTCGACTTCAGCACTTCCGCCTGATAGGCTGCTGGAGCAAACAACGACACAACCCCGGCCTCACCGCCGGGGTTTTTTATTTCTAGTCCGCTACACTAGCGCCAGACCACCAGGACCTGTATGCCTGCTCCGAGTTCACTTCGCGCCATCGACCGTCTCCGTAAGGCTGCCAACCTTGAGCCCGTCAAAAAGACGGTGGAACTGTCCGATGGCAGCAAGTTTGAGATGTGGGTGGCACCGCTGACGATGGCCGAGCGCGAACGCGCCCAAAAGCAAGCCAAGAGCGACGATGCCAACGCCTTTGCCCTCCAACTGCTAATCGCCAAAGCACTGGACGACGCCGGCAACCGCCTGTTTAGCACTGGCGAAATTGACGTCCTCAAGAACGAGGTGAAGGACAAGGACCTCCAGGCTTTGATGCTGGCGATCCTGACCGATGACGCCGAGCCCATCGACCCAAAGAACTGAGTGCCGAACTTCGCAAAGACAACTGGCTGATGCTCCAGTTCGGCGTCGCCAAAGAACTGGGCCTCAGCCTGAGTGAAGTCCGCACCACAATGACCGCCGAAGAGTTGATCGGCTGGAGCGCCTACTTCAGCATCCTCAATGAGGACCAGCAAAAGGAGATCGACAAAGCCCGACGCCGCCGCTAGCCCCGGCGGCTTTTTACGGCGTAAACTGAAGTACCAGAGTGTGACG